CCGACGCCATGCTCGCTTGCGACAAGAACCGGCACGGCGAGTGGGAAGGGAATATCGCTTTGTGGTACCACCCGTCCAGCCTGCAGTACACATCTGACAGCCGCCGCAAGCCGATTGATTTTCTGGGGGATTTTCTATGAGCGCGCTGCCATCGGACACCAAACAACTCGAAACCCACGCCAGGATTGTGCTCGCGCTCGATTTGGGCACGAAATGTGGCTACGCCGTGAGGCGTCGTGATGGCTCGATTATCCACGGGACGGAAGTGTTCACACCTCGGAAATCTTGGACGCCTGGGCAGCGGTGGCAGCGTTTCCGGGCGTGGCTTTCCGGGGCAATCGTCCGAGAACAGGTGCATGTGATCGCGTTTGAGCGGGTGGTGTTTGCCCACAGCAGCGCGTCAGCAAGCGACGTGTACGGTGGCTTCAAGGCGCTGGTTGAGATGGCCGCAGATCAGCACCGCTGCGAGCTGCTTACGGTGGCTGTGCCGACCGTGAAAAAGCACTGGACGGGCTCAGGCAGGGCAGACAAGGCCGCCATGGTGGCAGAAGCCAAGCGGCGCGGGTTTCGCCCTGACAGCGACAACGATGCCGATGCGCTGGCCGTGCTGAGCTGGGCTTGCACGCAGGAGGATGAATGAAACTTCATGAGCTAGATCCGAATTTCGTCGCTAGACTCACGAATTGGGGAATCTACTACGGTCCATCGCATAAGCAGGGCGTCTCACCGACGCATGAGGTCTGCAAGCTGATGGCTGTCGCTGCGGGCAAGGAGATCGTGGAAGGGTTCGCGGAGTCCAGGCCGCGCACAGAGATCGACGTAGAAGACGCGCAGACCATAGAGTGGTGCATGTCAAAAGCTGCGTATCGGCTCAGTGCGCAGGACAGGGCGTTGATCAAGGCGCACTGGGTGAGCAGGGCAGACCCGCGCATGGTTTGCCGCGTGATGAAGGTTCGTTGGTTGTCGTGGGAAAAGCTTCTGTGTGAGGCGGTGGAGCGGTTTCAGCAGGTGGTGCGCATGCTCGAATCAATTGATCAACATTGATTCGTATGGATTCAACGCCTATAATCCGCCGCATACAACCTGTCAACCGTCTGATGACGTGTAGAAAGCCCTCAAGGCGGTCGGCGCGCGCCCAAACGTAGCGTGCCGAAGCAGGAACAGCAAGCCCCCTCGCGAAAGCCTGGGGGCTTTTTGCTTCCTGATCGAAATGACCACAAAGACCGCCCGCACCGCTGCCAAGAAAACCGCAGCCAGCGGGAAATTTACGCCTGAAATCCCGAAGTATCGAATCGGCGAGGTGAAGTACCTGCCCGAATATTGCCAGACCGCCTTTGAAACGCTTGCCCATGGCCATAGCATGACCGGGCTGGCTGGCCGCCTTAGCGTGGCGCGCAGCACGGTATACAAGTGGCGCGAAGACTATCCCGAATTCGATGAAGCCTGTATTCGCGGATTGGCCGCTGCCGTGTACTGGTGGGAGCAACGTGCACATGAGTCGGCAAGGGGCGGCAAGGGCAACCCGGCCACCATCATCTTCGGTCTGAAAAATCGGGCGGCGGATGACTGGCGCGACCGGGTAGAGCACACGGGCGCTGGTGGTGGCGCCATCGAGACCGTGACACGCATCGAATACGCCGTGGTGCGTCCCAAGGGTCAGGCATGACCACGCTTTCGGTGCCTGTCGCTGAGGTGTTCGTGCCGCTGCTCGAAGCCATGGACTCGCATCGCTACTTTGGCGCCTACGGTGGCCGGGGCTCTGGCAAGTCGCATTTCTTTGCTGAAACCGTGGTCACGCGTGTGCTCAACGGTGAGCGCTGGGTGTGTGTCCGGGAAGTCCAGAACAGCATCAAGGATTCGGTCAAGACGCTGATAGAGGGAAAGATCGTTTCGCTTGATCTGGCCGGCTTTGACATGCTCGACCATGAGACGCGCGGGCCTGATGGTGGACTCATTGCCTACCGTGGCATGCAGAGCTACAACGCCGAGAACATCAAGTCGCTGGAAGGATTCGACGGCGTGTGGGTTGAGGAAGCGCAGACGCTCTCGCAGCACTCGCTTGATCTGCTTGATCCGACTCTCCGAAAGAAAAACGCCAAACTGTTTTTCAGTTGGAACCCGCGCTACAAGACCGACGCGGTGGACAAGTTCTTCCGTCGCAATCCCCCGCCTGATGCCATCAGCGTGCTGGCCAATTGGAACGACAACCCATGGTTCGATGAGACCAGCCTGCGCACAAAGATGGAGCACGACTACGCCACGGACCCCCTGAAAGCGGCGCATATTTGGGGTGGAGGCTATGGCGTGTCTGAAGGCTCGATTCTGGGCCGTTGGGTCACCAAGGCCAGGAACAATGGGCGCATCCACAACCGCGTTCGCTACGACCGCGACGGCGCATCGGTCATCGTCAGCAGCGATTTGGGGTTTCGTGACACGGCCAGCTGGTGGTTCTGGCAGCCTACTTTGGGCGGATTCAGGTTGTTGTCTTACCTGGGTTATTCCGGCCTGGATGCAGATGATTGGATACCGATCATCAAAGACAAGCTGGTAGAGCTGGGCGCCGGTCGCAATCTGGGCAAAATCTGGCTGCCGCATGATGCGCGCGCCAAGACGTTTCAATCCAAGCACACCAGCGTAGAGCGCTTTGTCGCAGCATTCGGACATGACAAGGTGGCCGTGGTGCCGCAATCCAAAAAGCTCGATCAGATCAGCGCGGCTCGGGCTGTGATTGAGCGCTGCGAGTTTGCCGAAGATGCCTGTTCTGACGGCATCGACGGGCTGGAGGCGTGGGAATTCGACTTCAACCACGAACTGCAGGTGTTCAGCAAAGAGCCGCTGCACAACTGGGCTTCTCACCCTGCCGACGCCTTCGCATACGGCTGTCAGGTGATGCAGCAGGAGCAGCCGAAGCCCACGCTGGAAGCCGCGCGTTTCCCCGTACAGGGAAAACCTGACAGCCGGATCGTCGCCGGCACCGTAGACGAGCTGTGGCGCGACACACCGCGCATGGCGCAGAGGTATTAATCCATGGCAGAACAGAAATCCGCAGCAACATCCGCACTTGAGTGGCTGGCAGAGCTCAAGATGCGCGAGCAGGACAGCGCGGAAAAATCGTGGGTGGAGCGTGGCCGGCGCATTGTGAAGCGGTTCCGCGATGAGCGTGGCCTGATGCACGATGGCGCACGCCTGAACCTGCTGTGGTCGAACATCGAGACGCTATTTCCGGCGATTTATGCCAGGCCACCGAAGGCCGAGGTTTCGCGCCGCAATAAGGATGCTGATCCTGTGGCCCGCACCGCTGCCAGAATCCTTGAGCGCGCCCTGCAGTACGAAATCGACCAGTATCCGGACTTTGATCAGCATGTGCGTGCTGCAATTCTGGACCGTCTTCTGCCTGGCCGGGGCACTGTGTGGATCCGGTTCGAGCAAGAGGAAGTCTCCCGGCCTGGCGATGAGGGCGACGACGATGCAGCGCCCGCAGCCGTGCCAGCTTCTGGACCAGTGCCGCTGCTGGGTGGTGGCGCTGCCTCTGCCATGGCGGGCGAGATTGCCGGCGGTGGCGGAATGCCTATGGCCGATATGGGAATTCTCATGCCGCCCGCACCACAGCCCGCACTGGTGCCAGACATCAAAGAGCGTGCCTGCGTCGATTACGTGTACTGGGAGGACTTCCGGCACGGTGAGGCGCGACAGTGGGCTGATGTTCCATGGGTGGCGCGCCGCGTATACCTGACTCGCGCTGAGGGCGTGAAGCGATTCGGCGACAAATTCCGCCAGGTGACGCTGAACCACCAGCCTATCGGCATGGACGATGAGTCGGCACGCTCCGGAAAGCTCGACAGCCTGAAAAAGGCCGCTGTGTGGGAGGTTTGGGACAAGCGCACGAAAACTCAGTTGTGGGTGGCGGAAGGGTTTGATGGCGTCCTGGATGAGCGCGCTGACCCGTACGGCTTGGAGGGCTTCTTTCCGTGTCCCCGGCCGCTGTACGCCACCCAGACCAGTGACCAGCTGACGCCGGTACCGGATTTCTCGCTGTACCAAGATCAGGCTGATGAAGTCGATCTGCTGACCACCCGCATAAAGGGGCTGACCGAAGCGCTCAAGCTCAATGGCGCGTATGACGGCAGCAGCCCGGAGCTGGCCCGCATCCTTGAGGGCGCAGACAACACACTCATTCCCGTGCAGAACTGGGCAGGGCTGTCTGAAAAGGGCGGCATCGGTGGCGTGATGGAGTGGGTGCCGCTGCGTGAGGTAGTGGCTGCGCTGCAGGCCGCGTGGCAGGCCAGAGAACAGGCCAAGCAAGGCATTTACGAGATCACCGGTATCAGCGACATTATCCGTGGGGCCACAAAGGCCACGGAAACGGCCACTGCACAGGATATCAAGCGGCAGTTTGGCTCACTGAGACTGCAGAATCGCCAGCGCGAGATCGCGGTTTACTGCACAGAAATACTGCGTATCAAAGCGCAACTCATGTGCGACATTTACAGCCCCGAAACGCTGCTGGCCATGTCCGGCATCGATGGCACGGATGACGCGCAGCACGCGCAAGCCGCCATGGAGCTGCTGCAGTCTGAGCCACTTCGCGAATACCAGATCAGCGTGGCCGCAGACTCGCTGGTGGCGCTGGACGAGGAGCAGGAAAAGACCCAGCGCATGGAGTTTCTGCAGGCCATCGGCGGCTTCCTTGAGCGTGCTGTACAGGCCGCCCAGGTAGAGCCTGCGCTTGCACCGCTGGCCATGTCGATGATGATGTTCGCGGTTCGGGCATTCCCGGCGGCCAAGCCCATCGAAGCGGATTTTGATCGGTTCCAGGCTGAATTGCAGAACAGGCCGCCGCAAGACCCGAATCAGGGCGAGCAGGCCGCAGCGCAGGCCCAGCAGCAGGTTGAAATGGCTAAGCTGCAGCAGCAGGCGCAGGCAGATCAGATGCGCATGCAGGCCGATATGCAGATCGAGCGCGAGAAGATGCAGATGCAGGCGCAACTTGAGCAGCAGCGTGCACAGATGCAGGCCGATGTAGACCGGCAGCGCGCGCAGCTTGAGGCGCAGCGCCAGACCATGCTGGATGAGCAGAAGATCGCGTTCGATCGCTGGAAGGCCGAGCTTGAAGCCGCCACCCGCATCCAGATCGCCAATATTACCAGCCAGCACAAGCTTGATGACCCGGCCACACAGGCGGCGACCGCAGAGATAGCAACGGAGGTGCGACAGTGACGCGAAAATCGTGGGTACAGGATCCTGTCACCCTTGAACTCATACCCAAAGACGAATACGAACCCCGCCAGAAAGAGGCGGGGTTTTTCGTTATGGGCGACATACAGCCGTACCAGTCGATGATCGACGGCAGCATGATCACCGGCCGCCGGCAGCACCGCGAGCACCTACGCCAGCACGGCTGCATCGAGGTGGGCAACGAAAAGCTCACACCCAAAGCCCCAACGCCACCCCGTCGCGATGATGTCCGGCGCGATCTGTACCGGGTGGCCAACGGCATGGGCCTGTAATTCCATCCATCCATTGAGGAAATCCCTGCATGGACACGCAAAACCAACTCCCTGAAGAAACCGATAGCCTCGCTGACGCACTGTCTGCAGCCTTTGACCACATCGAATCTGGTGGCGATGTGCCAGATGAACCTGTGCTCGAAATCGATCAGCCTGATGACGCTCTGCCAGATCCTTTGCTGGTCGATGGTGACAAGCCCAGCGAACAGCCTGATGCACATCCTGCCGCGCCAGATCAACCCGCAGCAGAGACGCAACCAGCGCAGCCTGAACAGCCCTCCGATGCCCCCGAACAGCATCCGGACGTTGATCGAACCGCCACTGCACCATCATCGTGGACGCGCGAGACGGCAGGGAAATGGACCGATCTGCCAGCCGATGTAAAGGCAGAAATTCACCGACGAGAAACGGACTACCACAAAGGCATTGAGCAGTACCGGCAGGCGGCCACCGTCGCACAAGAAGTGCAGCAGGTTGTTGCGCCCTTCATGCAGAATTTCCAGGCTGCTGGTGTGCATCCTATGCAGGCCATCAATCATCTGCTGGGTGTTGAGCACACGCTGCGCAACGGCTCGCATGAGCAAAAGGCGCAGAAGCTGGCAGAGATCGCCCGCGACTACGGCATTGACCTGCAAGGCGTTGCACCTCTGCCGCAACCGGACCCGCAAATGGTGGCGCTCATGCGCCAGAACCAGCAGCTACAACAGTTTCAGCAAAGCACATTGATGAGCGAAATCGAGGCGTTCCGGGCAAACCCTGCGAACGTACATTTTGAGGCGGTCAAGGATGACATGGTTGCCCTGCTGCAATCCGGCCGGGTTGACAGTCTCCAAGCCGCCTACGACAAGGCAATATGGATGCGCGATGATATCAGGCAAACCCTCGTACAGCAGCAGCGCACCGAAGCCCAGAAGCAAGCCGCCGAACAGCAACGCAAAGCCAGAGCGCAATCCGCCGCTGGTGGCGTACGTGGCGCGGCAAATTCAAAAGCAACGGCCCTCAGTCCTGACGCCTCGCTGCGAGACACGCTCACAGCGGCCATGGACGGAAACCTGTAACCCAAACGAGGCAATATCATGGCATTTGCAAACAGCCAGGTCAGCGACCTTATCGCTACCACCATCGCGGCCCGCTCGCGCAAGCTGGCGGACAACCTGACCCACAATAATGCGCTGCTTTTCCAGCTGCGCAAGCGCGGCAACGTGCGCACCGTCTCGGGCGGCACGCACATCATGGAAGAGATCATGTACGACGATGGCGGCAACGGTAACGCCGGCTCGTACAGCGGCTATGACGTGATCGACATCACGCCTGATAGCCCGATTTCGGCTGCAGAGTTCGACTTCAAGCAGTACGCGGCCAGCATCACCATCAGCGGCATGGAAATGCTGCAAAACGCCGGCAAAGAGCAGATGATTGACTTGCTCGAAGGCCGTATCCAGGTGGCAGAAACCCGTCTGCAGAACCGTATCGCTGCCGATATCTACCTGGACGGCACCGGTAATGGCGGCAAGGATATCACCGGCCTGCAAGCGGCGATCAGCACCTCACCCACCTCCGGAACCTACGGCGGTATCGATCGCGGCACCTGGAACTTCTGGCGTAACCAGCTGATCAGCTGCACCACCGATGTGGGTGGCGCGATGGACGAAACCACCATCCTGTCCGGCATGAACAAGCTGGCGCTGGCCACTGCACGGGGTCGTGATCGGGTTGACCTGATTGTGGCCGATAACGACGCGTTCGAGTATTACCAGAGCGCGCTGCAGGCCATCCAGCGCATCACCAACGACACCGGCCAAGGTCTGGCAGGCGCAGGCTTCACCACGCTGAAATACTTTGGCGCTGGGGCTTCCGCTGATGTGGTGTTCGATGGTGGCATCGGCGGCAATATGCCCGCCAAAACCATGTACTTCATCAACACCCGCTACCTGCGCCTGCGCCCGCACTCGCAACGCAACTTCACCAGCATGGGCGGTGATCGCCAGTCCGTGAACCAGGATGCGGTCGTACGGCTCCTGGGCTGGGCTGGCAACATCACGTGCTCCGGCGCGCAGTTCCAGGGCGTACTTACCGACTGATGACGCACGGCGGTCTCCGGGCCGCCTGTCTTAACGTTCCCTATTTCAGAGGACACAAATCATGGCATTTACCGATACCCCCAAGCTGGGCGTTGACCTTGGCAGCGTCATCTCGCCCACCGACTATCCCCGACTCGGCCACCGCGTGCTGAGCATGATCAACGCATCCGATGGCCGCGTGTATGTTTTCGCCAGGGCCGGCGCTGACATTCCGGCTGAAACTGCTGTCGTGGCTATCAACGCCACTACGGGCGCCGCTGCCGCTTCGGGTGGCACTTATTTGGCGCCCGACGTGAGCGTGCCAAACGGCCACTACGCATGGTTCAGTAAAGCGGGGGCGTGATCATGGCAACTGACCCGAAACGCTTTATGGCGCTGGGCCTTGCACCTGCGATCGCCCGGGAAATCGCCCGGGCCATTGATGATGCGGCCGGAGGCGGCACACCACCCACCATCACCGTGACCCTGACCGGCGACGTGACCGGCACAGGCAGCGGAACCACCAACATCGAGATCGAAACCACCGACGCCGGCGGCTGATCTCACCGCATCCGTTTCAACCAACCACCAGGGGCCCGTAGCGGCCCCTTTTCCTTTTCTGCGGCAATCCCGCAACTGGAGCCCACACCATGAATTCCGAAAACGGCGCACTGGTCGAGTTTTATACCGAGGCAGTTCAGAACAATTTCAAGTCCAAGCAGGAAGGGCGGCCCATCTACGAAGATCGCACGTTCGTGCGCATCCAGACCCCGGGCGACACGCGCACCACGATCAACCGGCCTGCGACCGAGCAAGACAAGGCCCGATTTCCCAAGTCATGGCATGCGTTCCAGGAAGGGCTGTCGGAAGTCACAGAAGGCACGCCCCTGGCGCAGTGGCCTGCGGTGTCCGCCTCGCAGGTGAAAGAGCTGCAGCACGTTCATGTTCGCACCGTAGACCAGCTGGCCGCCCTGTCTGACGCCAGCATCCAGAAGATGGGGCCGGGCTACCAGCAGCTTCGTCAGAGTGCCCGGCACTGGCTGGAGCATGCGAAGGGCGATGCAGACCAGACCCGCCTGCAGCACGAAAACGATGAACTGCGCGATGAGGTGGCGATGCTCAAAGAGCAGCTGGCCGCAGCCAATGCGCAGATCGAGTCCCTATCAGAGCCGGCAGACGAGCCCGCCAAGCGCGGCCCTGGCCGACCCCGAAAAGATCCCGAAACCGCAGAGGTTTAACACGCCATGCAACAGTTCATCGACAGCATTATGGTTTCGTCTGCCTCGGGCATGCGTCCGCTGGGCAATGCGTCAGTGTCCGTCTACGTGGGCGGCACCACCAATCTGGCCGTCATTTATTCGGACAACGGCAGCACGCAGAAAGACAACCCGTTCGTCTCCGGGCCAGAGGGCGATATCAGCTTCTATGCTGCCGATGGACGCTACGACATTCGCATCGCGCACCCGTCCTACCCAACGTCATGGGTGCGCGATGTGCTGCTGGCCGACTATCTGGATGATACGCTGCTGCGCGCATCGGACATGGCGCAAGTGGCGTTCTCTGGCCTGTACAGCGATTTGTTGGATGCGCCGCCGCCAGTGGTGCAGACAAACGCCGATTGGAATGCCAGCAGCGGCCCTGCCGAGATTCTGAATAAGCCCGTCCTGGGCACTCTTGCGCTCAAGAGCAGCGTCAATAATGCGGACTGGTCTGGTACGCCGCTGGCGCTTGCCAATGGCGGCACGGGGGCCGATAACGCATCTGATGCCCGCAGCAACCTGGGACTGGCCGCTGTGGCCGCCTCAGGCAGCTATAACGATCTGACGAACCGTCCGAACATCCCCCAGGCACCGGTGAACGCGGATTGGAATGCTTCATCCGGGTTGGCTCAGATATTCAACAAGCCTATCCTGGGTACTGCTGCAGCGGCTGATGTTGGAGATTTTGCTACGGCATCCCAGGGAAGCCAAGGTGCCACCGCATACGGCTGGGGCAATCACGCATCCGCTGGCTATGCGCTTGCAGCATCCCTGGCGCCAGTGGCCACCAGCGGCGCGTACGGTGATCTGACTGGCCGGCCATCGCTGGGCACTGCCGCTGCAGCTGATACCGGCGACTTTGCGACAGCCGCCCAGGGTGGACTTGCAGCTACGGCGGTGCAGCCCGGTGATTTGGGTGCTCTGGCCACCAAAGACACGGTATCGGTATCCGATATCAGCGCCACGGGCACGCCCAGCGACACAACCTACCTGCGCGGTGACGGCACGTGGGGGACGCCAGCGGGCGGCGGCGGGGGTGGCGGAATACCGGAAGCGCCGATCGATGGCGAAAGCTACGCACGCAAGGATGAAGGCTGGCAGCAGCTGCACGCGGTGGCAGTTTCTGGCGCCTACGGTGACCTATCAGGGCGCCCCACAATTCCGCCCCCGCCTGTCAATGCTGATTGGAACGCAAGCAGCGGGCTGGCTCAGATACTCAACAAGCCATCGATTCCGCCCGCCCAGGTAAATGCGGATTGGAACGCCGGAAGCGGTGTCG